AACGGGCTAAGCCCCGAATCGTTGTATATCTATCGCAGATCAAATGCAACAGACTCACCTTCAAAAGGTGAGGATCACAGCACCTCGTGCCGTGGTCTTGAGATAAACTTTTTTATCCCAGATTTCCTCGTCATGTGGAAATCCGTCACTGAACTCATTGTAGTCCACGTGTAACATCGCCCCCGGGTCTTCCAGGGTTGGTGTCTCCTCCGAGATTATCTCGTAGGCTCGCCCTATCATATATAGAGCGGGGTCAATACAAATTACCCTGTGTGGAATCTTGTTGTTCCACGCATCGAGTTTATTCCTCACCATAAGGGATAACCTCTGATCTCGCGTTACCAACGCGATCTCCGGTACATCTGCCCACTCTTTTTTGAGTGTGTACAAAATGTACGAATCGGACTCCATGAATAAATTGAGTCTCGATACCACTCTCGCAGGGAGTGGTTTTGTCTCTCTGATGAGAGCCATGAGATCTGGGAGAGACTCAGTGACTAAGTCACTATTGTCTCTCAACCAATCTTCGAAGTACCCTTTTAGTTGTACTTTCTCTGGAACATATTTGCTCCAATCGAAACCCAAATTCATTGGGTTCAGCCTTGGAATTTTCGTGGTATCGACCACATATCCCCAGTCATCCTGGAATTTAAACCCAGGATTGGCCCAAGTTGATAAAAACAACTTGTAGTCCAAGGTCGGATCTTCAGTCCGGCCTTCACTAAATTTGCGCTCAATGCCAAACTTAGGTTCTGGAGGGGTTTTCCCCTCCAGTAGGGCCTTATAATATAGGCCTTTTGCTATGTCAAAAAACACAGCCTGTGGGTCACTAAACAATTTTATTTTGAGTGAACCCATTAGGACCTTCTGGTTTTGGTCCCTAGGAACGATTACCGCATCTGGTGGTAATAGTTCCCTCATCTTCTCAATTTTGGGAAGATATAAGTGGTGTTTATGCACCACTTTATCCGTTCGATTGGATCGAACGAACCGGTACCCGAAACGATTGTTTAGGAGTGCCATCATGCGATACTTTGTTTCGCGTGGGTTGCGTGATTTGTTTTCAATTACACGCAACATGTGCTTGTCGTCCATAGGCCAAGCACCATCCCCCCCTATTTCTAGAGGGGTATACGGACTTATACAGTCCGGTTCCTGCGGCACTAATATGTGTTGCAGGAGTGAAGCTTGATCAAAAAATCTCTTCGCTCGTGGGTTACTGGTATGCACCCACCGGGTCTCCTTTCCAAGGAGACTAAACCTACCTATGTTAGACATTGAGTAGGCATCTACCTCACTGGGTTGAGGTAGTAGGAGTCTTATTCTTGGGTAATCCAAGTAATCAAGATCCTGGTTCCGACGCATGCGTACGTGCGGAACATCTAGTACACTTTGGGGTACAAGACAACCTTCTTCACAATAGAAGGCTAGTCGATCTGATACATATGTGTCCAGATCGGATACCTTAAATATTTTACCTAAGGTATCAAGATGAGCATGTAGCTTATCCGGATCGTTCTCGAGAGCGATCTCATCATCGCCTACGAGTGTATACACCCGTAGACCTGATTTCTCGCAACAATACTGATGTGCGAGTGTGAGTATGACTTTGGTCATCATATCACCCATCATCCAACCACGTTGCATGATGACAAGGCGGTAACCGCCTAGATGTGGAACAAACGCGAAGCGTTTCCCACAGTACTTGGTTTTTGCCAAGAGAGCTAATCCTAGAGGAAACTCAGGATTCTCCGCACGCTCTATAAGAGAGTGCCAGATTTGTCGTGCAACATTCTTGTTGCCGAAATCTGTAGCTTCCGACAGGTCTGTCGAAAGCGCGTAGACGTGATGGTCCACGAGCTCACCCCAATCTGTGTTTTGGGGGTTTAGCACATCTGTGAGAAATCTCCACAGATGACGGTCTGCCTTTAAGCCAGACTTTATCTGCCTAGATGTTAGACTAGGTTGAAAAATGTGAGCAAAAACTCCCATTATGACCTGATATGAATAAGGTCCCACGGATATAGTCCTAGCCTTTGAAGGTTCGGCAACCCCGTGTAGACGTACACATGATGTGTACGTCGGATTGTGCAATATATTATATATTGCCCAATGTACCAGGTCCTTAGCTGACCTGATTGGACGCGGCTCCACTGGAGTCGGTTCAAGGGTACGAAAATCGTACTCCACCCTAACTGACCTGTGACGGGCCAGGTAGGAAATGTAGGCGGTTTTACCACCTGCACTTCTCGTGCTTTCCAAGCACGAGGTAGTCCCTCCGCTAACTTTTGCGGATAGACCGTCAACCCTTTTACAGGGTTCGGTGATCTTGCTTAATATAGCAGGATCTAACCGTATCGGAACGCCCGGTTCCGACACGGTGGCTACAAATTTTTCGTAGCTTTGCTCGATCATTTTATGATCGGCCATACCCGTCGCCCTGGTTTGACACCAGAGCAAGACGAATCTTCCCAGATCACTGGGACCCTCAATGGGAAAACCCTTGAGTGCCGTGCGTGCTGCACGGAGGTACGGGATCATAAATCCCGGACATTCTACGTGATCGAGATCACCGTAGAGAGCGAATGATTTTCTCATCCGCTTCTTCAAGGCTTTCCATTCGCCTTGAAATCGCGCATAATTATGCGCGCAGTTCTCCAACACCCAGTTGGTAAGAACGTCCACCTCTGCCTCTAAGAGGGAGGTGTGCCTTTCTGAACAGATCAGAAGAGGTAGAACTGCTGCATCAGCAGTTTGGAACCAGGCACGTACCTGGTTAAGGTGACCAGAATCTAGTCGCCTACGCATCTTCCCACGAAGAGCGGCAGAAGCTTTAAAGTATAAGCTTCGAAGCAGAAGACTCTGCTGATCACACGGACTGAAGTCCGAGAGATATGCTGGGGGTCCGCGGACCCTCAGACACCTGAATTGATATTCAGGGGAAATGCGCCTTTCAAAGAAGTCGCAAACACTACGGAATTCTCCGTAGTATTCATCCAATCGTTGGATGATGGTACTGCTTTGCAGTACTACGATGCGGGGCCCAGCCCTTCCAATTGTCGGGAGGGGCGGGCACCAGCGTGTGGTCATTCTTTAATGACCATTTGTTGTAAAACGACAAACATCCTCTTCGGAGGCGAATCGGCGTAAG